TCATGCGGCGAGGTCGATGCGTTGTTTGATGGCGCTGACGCCGATGAGCGCGCCGGCGAGGATGCCGAGCGCGTTGAGCGTGATAACTATCGCGTCCACGTGAGGCCAGCCCCATGCGGGGCCGACCGTGCCCACGAACAGGGCGAGTGCGGGCAGGACGATGAGGCCGAGCCATTTGAGGATGTCGTAGACGCGGCTGGGGATGAGCCAGTCGGGCACGTCATGGGTGACGTCGGCCGTTTCGGGCCAGTCGCTCACATCGACGCCGGGAAGCGTTTCGCCGGTGTCGGTCGTGTTTTTGCTGTCGGTCATGTTTGCTCCGATCAATAAGGGATGATGATGGGGTGATGCCGTCACCCGGTCATGCGGATGACGGCATCGGTCTGGATTAGCGGCAGGTCACCACGTCGCCCACATAGTAGACGTTGATGTTGCCGGAGGGTACGGTGCAGCGGCTGACGCTGTAACCGTGCGCGGTGGCGAAATCCCACACGGTGTCGCCCCATTGGAGGACCTTGGAGACCCCGCCGGACGATGCGGGGGCGGTGCCGCCGCCGTAGGTTACGACGTCGCCCACGTAGTAGCGGTTGATGTCGCCGCTTGGCGTGTGCCATGCGGACAGAGGCCATGCGTTGTGGGCTACGGCGAGTCCCCAGATGGTTTCTCCCCACTGCATGACGTGGCTGATGCCACCCGTGTTGGGCTGGGGGTTGTTCGGCTGCACGGGCGCGGCCGGTGTGGCCGGTGGCGTGGAGCCGCCGGCGGGGTTGGCGTACAGGTCCCACTGCCATGCCTCGCCACGGAAGATGTTGAGGTCGATGGGACTCCACGTGTTGACGACACCGGTGCCGCTGTATTGGCGCATGGCCTCGCCGTACGCGCCGATCATCCACGGATTGGCCTGATAGCCGGTCGGGCTCATGTTCGCGTATTGGGCGATCCACAAACCGTATCGGTCGCGGATGTCTTGCGGGATGGTGCCGGCGACCGGGGCGGTGTACAGCAATGGGCGCACACCACCCGAAAGCCGTTCGCACTCACTCATGAATCGACGCACCCAATCCCAGTCTCCCCATGCGGGGTTGTCGTACATCTCCCAATCCAACGCCACGATGCCGTGACGCCAATAGTTCGACGTATTCGTGTAGAAGAACCGGGCCTCGGCCTCCGGGTTGCCTCCCATGGCGTAGTGATACAGGCCGAATTTCTTGCCGGATGCCTGCGCCTGGGCGATCATGCGGTTGGCGTCCGTGTTGACGCCGGACACGAGACAGTTGTTATACACCTGCCCCGTGCCCCATGTGGTGCCGACGACAACGAAGTCGGCCTGCGTGTTGGCGATGTCGATGCCGCACTGCCAGTTGGACACGTCGATGCCCTGCATGTCGGCCATCGCCGCCGGGGCGAACGCCATGGAGACCGCGGCGACGAGCGCGGACAGCGTCACGCCCACGCGCCGGTGCAGGCGTCCGTGTTTCGGCTTGCCTTTGTTGAGGATTCCCACATCCTCTCCTTCCCGCCCCGAGTCAAGGGGCAATAGAAAAGCCATCCCGGAATGGGATGGCTTTGAAAACCTGTGTGAAAATCAATGCCTGTGCGCGCCATGATTGAATATGATGATGAGCGCGAGCAGTAGCAGGTATATGCCGCCTGCGATCATGAGATGCGTCATTGCCTGTCCTCCAAGTATTTTTCGGCGGCCGAGATGATCCAGCATTGCGCGTCCAATTTCTCAAGCTTCGTCAATTCGTATCTGACGGCCTCTGAATGGTCGTGCGACTGGTCGCCGTAGATCAGGCTGATGATCGTGTTTTTGATCGTGTCGCGGCAGAGTTCGTCCAACCGTCCATCGAATTTCTCAGTACGCTCGCCTAGCTGCCGTGTTTTTGCGAAATGCTGCGAGAGCGGCGAATCGTAGGGCAGGCGTTCCGGCCGCACGTGCGAATACAATCCGGTCGCCAGCGCGTCCAAAGCGCCCGGCCATATCCTGAGCAGCAGGGTGATGAGGACGCACGCGCCACCCACTCCCCCGAACCCGGCTAGAAAATTTTGCAACACATTACATCTCCTTTATGGAAAAGCCCCGCACATGGCGGGGCTTTGATCTTGGTTAATACGGGTGGTCAGAGGCGGCGAACACGAGCGGCAATCCGACATGCCATGAAAATCATTCGCTCCATGCCGGAATCTCGCCCTCAATCCTCGGCCCTGAAAGCGTGTTGACCTATTCGCGGATCTTGTGCGCGGCGACATTCATTGCCTTGGCGTTAGGGTGGACCTTGTCGTGCATGTACCCATTTTTTTCGCCGTCCGGCATCCAGTCGAACCAGTCGCGGGCGACGTTGAAACCCTTGCCCTCGAACAGTGTGTACGTCTGACGGAGGACGTTACTGTTGGATGGCCTGTTTGATGTGCCGGCCGAGGATCTGGCCGAGTTTGACGGCTCCCTCCGCGGTGGGGTGAATCATGTCGGAGACGGTCAACCCACTGCCGAGCGCCCATACTTCGTCGGTCGCGTCGATGACCGGCACGCCCAGCGTCGTCTCGGTGAACAGGATTCGTTCCGAGGATTGCAGGGCCGTGAAGTTGTTGGTCATGATGGTGCCGGCCGGCAGGCCCGTCATGACCGGCTTGGCCTCAGTCGCAGCGGACCTGAACATGCACTGGAGCGCGTAGAGAATACGAGCCTGCGGGTACTTGGCCTTCAGCTCGTCGAACTTCGCCTTGTATGCGGCGGCGATCTTCGACAGGTCGGTCGCGGGCTTGGTGTCCGTCAGGCCGTCGTGCAAATCGTTGCTGTAGAACCCGTAGATGACGATCACTCCCGGCGTGTTCGCGGCGTCGGCCTTGACGAGCGAGGCCAGACGGTTGGACTGCATGGCCCATCCACCCTGCCAGCCGGTCTTGTCGCGGGCGATGCGCGCGCCGCCGTAATACAGGTCGATGACCCTCAGGCCGGTGATGGACGCGATCTGTTTGGACTGGTCGGACGGCCAGCTGGTGGCCGTGCCCGGGTTCGCGCCCGAAGGGTACGGGCCCATGTTGGTCGAGCTCGTGTCCGAGTCCACGGTCAGCTGCGAGTCGCCGAACAGTGCGAGCGGGCCCTGAATGGACTCGGGCGCGTAGGCCGCGCTGATGGACACGGCGGCGGAAATGAAACCGTTGACCGTGGCCGTCACCAATATGGTTCCGCCATGCCGCCACGTGAGCGTGTTGCCCGAAACCGTGGCGGTGGAAGTGTCCCTGCTCGCGAACGTCACGTCATTGGTGGTGAGCAGATCGCCAACATGACCGTCCGCGTAGGTGGCCTTCGCTCCCAGTTTCAGGGTGCCGTTGACGGCTAGAGACTTGGGCAACGTCCTGCCCTTGTCGTCCGTGATCCTGATGGAGACGACCGTGTCCTTGTCGAGGGGCCATACGAGTTTGCCGTTGAACATGGCGTTGTACGTGTGGCTTCTCATCAACGGTTTGCCGACACGTTTGCCGGCGTATAGGGCTGGCATGGTCAGGCCTCCTTCACGGTAACCTTCTTGGCCTTGGCTTTCACGGCCTTGGCTGCGGGCTCCTCCGACACGGTTCCGGTCGGCGTTTCCCCGGTGGAGTCCTTGCCGGTTTCCTCCGTGGTGCCTTCAGGGGTGCCGGCGGAAGGCAGTTCGGCGGAAGCGCTCTCGGCCTTGTCCTTGACCGCCCGCACCGTCGAATCGATGGCGGCGATGGCCGTCTCGCCCTTCGCCGCGACCATGGAAGCGGTGTCGGCCACGGTCTGCGAATCGTTGGCGACGGAAGCCGCCGCCATACTGGCGTTCGACGCGAGACTGCTCAGGTCGGACTGGGTGGCGGTCGCGGAATCCGCGGAGGACCGGGCGCCCAGCATGGCGCTCTTCGCCAGCATGGCGTTCGTTTGAGCTTCGGCCGTGATGGACTCCAGCGTGCTCAAGGCCGCAGCGGCCTTCGCGGTCGTGGCGGTTTCGTCGAAGAACACCAGCTCGTCCGGGTATTGTGCGGAAAGCGTCTCCGCCTCCGACTGGGTGGAAGCGTGGCGAACCTTCAACAGTTGGGAGCCGGCCATATCCTTCGGGACGAACGTGCCGGCGTCCACTTCCACGAGGTCCGCGTATTCGACCTTGGTCTTGGAGTCCGGCACCTCGACGTAGCGCGTGTACGCCTGCGGCGTGTCCGCCAACTCGATGACCTGCCAAACAAACGCGCTAGTCGTGGGCAGCAGGTCAACCGTCAGCTCACCCGTTTCGGACAGATTCGCGTCGAACGAGGCCGCGATAATAAGATTCTTCGCCGCGTCGAAGTGACGACGCACCGGGCGGAACCGCAGCGTACCGGTCACAGGGTCCAAGCCGCCCGTCTTCGGCTTCCTGATGGAAATATGGATTTGGGTCATTACTGTTCCTCCTTATTGGATTCGATGATTGTTTCCGGTGCAACGTCCGGGCGAAGCTCGTCCGGCAGCGAGGGCTTGGGATGACGTTTCAAATTGTTGACCATGTTTCCCTTTTCTCTGGGATGGATATTGTTTGTGGCCCACGGTCGTGGGTCAGGACTGTCGTGGCGCTATCGGCGCGGATTGGATGTCATTGTTGAGCGATGTCCCGTGGCCGTTGCCGCCCAGGCTGTGATAGCTGTCGTAGAGGCGTTGGGAGCGTGATTTGAGGTCCTCGTCCGCCACTCCGTCGTGCTCGATGACCATTTCCCGGCGCAGGTCCTCCAACTGGCAGAGCAGGAGCTCGCGCAGGCCGTTGACCATGGCTTTGCCCCACCGCCACATCAGGCCCAAAACCGTGGCCACGCCGCCACAGATAAAAGGCACGAGCCAATCGACGATGTGAGCGAGCAAAGACATTGGAAAGCTCCTTTACGGTGGGAAAACCCACACGTTCGTCCCCGTTGGATAGGCCAACGGGCGTGTGGGTTTTCGGAGGTTGAAAATGCTGTTACGAGAGTTTTGGAACGGCCGGTTTTGGCCGTATTGCACGGCGAATCTGCGTGAGTCCACGTGTGTCGGCTATGAGTCGGCGTGGCGGTTGCACGTGGCCCCGAGGTTCGGCGCAATGCAGATGGAATCGATAAGCGTTGAATTGGTGGACAAGTGGCTCGTCGGGTTCGCCAGTTCGGGCGCGGCGCGCAAGGCATGGGCCGTACTACGCGCGATACTGAGGCGGGCTATCCGCTGGAATCTCTTGGACGTGGATATCACGAGACGCGATATCCAGTTGCCGGCCAAGCCGCATTACGAGCCGGTGATATTGGGCATCCGTCAGCAGCGATCGCTGTTGCAGGGCTTTTACGACCATCCGCTTGAGGCGTGGCTTATCTGCGCCGTCTCATGCGGCCTGCGCACCGAAGAGGGGTACGGTTTGGAGTGGAGTGACATTGATCTGCGCGCAGGCGTCCTGCATATCGAGCGCGGTTTGCAATGGGTGAGCGGCCATGAGGTCGTCGTGCCGCCGAAGACCGAATTGAGCCGTCGCACATTGCCGTTGCCGCGCTTCGCGGTCAAGCGTCTGCGCGAGCTCAAGCCGCGCGAGGGAGGGCGACTCATCGGTGCGCTCACCCCGCCACAGGTGGCACGCCAGTACAAGGGCTGGTGCAAGCGGTATAGCCTGCCGCACGTGCCCGCACGCAACCTGCGCCACTCATGGGCGACGAACACGTTGGCGGCGGGAGCTGATATCGCCATCGTGAGCAAAATGCTCGGACACAGCGATATCAAAACCACGGCCCGCTACTACCTCAAACCGGATATCACGGCTTTGCGAGACGCGCAACGCCTCTGGGAACGAGCCCTAATAGCCTGAACGGGATTCCCTAACCCAGCGTTCCACGACATGGAGGGTCCCCTACAGCAACAACAGTATTTCGCTGACGCGCGTGGGTGATATCTGCTTCGCGGGCGGCAACGTGAAATTCAACCAGAACGGCGAGAACAACTACACACAGGCGCGGGAGACCATACCCGTGGGGTATCGTCCAGCGGAAACGTCGAACGTTCCCATCGCCGTGTTCGGCGGCAACACCACGTTCATCCTCTACGGCGAGCATACGGGCCGTGTGGTCATGCTCGGCAATCCGAACAGCGCGTACGCGGGATGCACCGGCGTATGGAGGACCGCCGACCCGATGCCCGCCGCATAGCTTCGGGACACTGGCTCAGGCGGTTGCACTGTCTTGCAGTGACCCCACGGGTCATAGCGCGTATGAGACGGTCATGCCGAACGCGTTCGTGCCCTGCGTGCCGCCCTGATTGGCGTAGGTCATGGTTCCGTTCGCGTTTACGTTGATGATCTTCTGGTTCGCGCCGTCGCGTCCGCCGTAGGAGAAGTTCAAGTCCATCGGGGGACGCCAGCTTTCAGGCAGGGTTCCGAAATTGCCGGTGTTCCACGAGCCGGACGCCGACGACTTCCAGTCGATGCGCAACGTGACGAGCGAGCCGCGACGGTAGCCTTTGACGGTACCGTAAGTGGAGTTAATCAGCGTCAGCACTTCGGTCTGGGTTAGGGAATCCCACACGTCGCTCATCGGCTTCAACACGTTGAACAATGCGACTGGTGCGCCGATGGTGATGCCGTCCAGCGGGATGCGGTACAAGGGCATGTCGTAGGTGGTGCCCCCGTCCAACGGGCTGGTGGTGTTCACGGCGGGGTCGGTGGGCGTGCCCGTGGTGGGCGTGCCCCTGACCACGACCAGTTTCGCGCTCTCGATGTTCTGCGAGCCCTTCGCATAGCGGCATACGATCAGGTCGTTGCGTTTCTGACCCTGCGACCCGTTGGTGACGATCAGGTCCTCGGGCGTGCCTTGGCTGACGTGACGGCCCTGCATGACCAGCTCGCCCGTGCCGATGGTCACCTTGTTCGCCGAAACGACCGTGATCTTGAGCTTGTCGTGCACGTCGAGCACATAATCATCCAAGCCGAGAATGCCGGCGTTCAAACCAGCGGCCTGTTCCGCCGTGGCGTGAGCCTTGTTCGCGTGCCCGGTGACGAGTTCAACCATTCTGCTTGCCTCCGTTCTTCTTCCATGATTCGAAGCTGTTGTCGGCGTCCCTGAGACGGTTGACGTATTCCTGGTGGCAGTTGGAGCAGAAGTAGTAGCCGTGTTGGTTGCCGTCGGCGTCGAGGCGTTGCACGTCCCACCAGTCGTTTTTCAGGGCGTCCGCGTTCGATGGGGTGTACCAGGCGAATCTTCCGCATCGGTCGCATTCGGCGACGATGCAGTCGTTGTTCTTGGCCATGACGTTCCTTTCTATTCGGCCTCGTAATCGACGCTTAGGACGCCGCCCGAGACCTTGACGATTTTCTTGCTGATAGTCGCGTTGACGGTGATGCCCGTGAGATTGTCACGTGCGGTCACGGTGTCGCCAACATCGAACACCACGTTCGCGTCGTCGCGGACGGTGACCTTCACATCGCCCTCGGACTGCAGATCCTGTAGTTTCTCACGGGTCTTCTGGTTCAGTTCGGCGGTCTCGGCACTCGAATAGTCGTAGACCTGCGTTATCTCGTCCACGCCCCTGAGCGACTGGGTCTGGCTGACGTTGCCCGCAGCATCCGCGTACCAGTGGACGACCGTTCGACCGGCACCTTCGCCCTTGCCCAGGCCGATGAGATGATTCGGTTTGCGCCACGTGCGGGTCGCGTCGAAATCGATAAGGTCGCTGTCAATCGAGTCGCCGTAATGCGCGACCGGTTCGGCCCAGATGTTGACCTGGCCGGACGTATAGGCGAGCCTGAGTTTCAGTCCGTTGGCCGCGCACATCCTCCGCAAACCCGTATAGCAGTCCGTGTACCGGTCGAACTGGTATTGTTTGATGGTTGGGTCGTCACTGCCGTCAGGCGGTACAACCGCGTCGAACACCGAATCCAACCCGACACGGCTGATGAGCGAGCCGATGACCGTGCTGGCCGTGCCGCTCACTGTGAGATAATCCCTGCCCCTATCCGGCTCGAGGATCTTGTTCGCGAGCACGCCGTGCCATGTGCGCCCCGAGTAGGTGAGGGTGCTGACGCCGGCAGTGAGCTGGTCTTCCATCGCATCGACCACGCCACCGCATTCGCTGCCGTCGACGTAGATATAGGCACCCGCGTCGATGGTGGACGCGCCGCTCACGACAAGTTCGAAATCGTTTTCCTCCTTGCCCCACGCGCAATCCAGAGTGAAGTCGGCGGCGGAACGGACATCGACGTGATTGGAGTCGGTGATAATCAGGTCCACCATGACGGCGTGCTCCTCTCCTGGATCACGGTCAGGTCAAAGCCGAAGCCGTTCCACTGCACCTGGTGTTCTCCGGCCGGCAACGGCTGGAAGATATAACTGCCGCCGTTGATGCCGCTGCCTCGTTCGCCCTTGTCGAACACGTTCGTGGTGTCGCCGTTTTCTGCGGTCATGACGATGCTTCGTTGTCCCTCCACGCTGTTGACGGTCACATACGAGCCCGAGGGGATGTCCATATGCAATTCATACCGGTTGACGCCGATGATGATGGCCGGCTGTGAGACCGGCCCGTAGACCACCAGTTCGAACGGCATCGGCGAGACGGCATCGTTCACGACCGAAGCGTTTCGTGTCGTCGGCAGGTAGTCGTGAGGGTAATCGTGCGGGTAATCAAGGTCGAGGCCCGGTTGCAGGGCATCCGACCAGAAATGCTGCACGTCGTCGCGCTTGTGCCACAGGCCGTCAAGCAATGCGACCGTGAGCGCGTACTTCGCGGGACCGGGCGGATCATAGGATGGTTCGATGCCGGTGATGAGCGCGGTCTGCGACCAGCCGTCCACGGTGAGCAGTCCGGCGTCGTCCTTGCTGCGGGATGACGCCACGGCCTTTACGTCCGCGTCGAACAGTTCGCTCGCCACGTCCAGCACGTTGAGGTCGGCGCACGTGGCCTCCAATTGGACGCTTGACGCGTTGAGGGAGGCGGAGTCAATGCCGTGCGCGGCCAACTCCACCTCCCACGCGTGCGTGCGCAGGCTCTCGATGCGTTTGACCATGAGACCGGCCGGGTCGATGAGATCAACGGCCCCAGCCGAAACGGCGCGGCTTGATCCTCCGCCTCGCCGGTAGGTCATCGACTGCATGACTGTCCTCCTGTTTTAGACGAGACCAAGCCTGCGCTTCTCTTCGCGGATGGTCATGGATGGCGTGTACTTAGCGATGGTCGGCCCCAAATCACCGTGCAATGCCTGCAGGTCGGAGCGCAGGCCGCGAAGCTCCACAAGCATCGACGCGAGGTCTGCGAGCCCATTCCCGGTTTCAGGCAATGGGGCGGAGCCCTCCACACCAATGGCGGAGCGCAACGTCATCGGCTGGAATGCCGACTGTGCGGCGGCCGTGACACCCTGCATCCGCTTCGCGATGTCACGCTGCAATGCGGGGGTGGCCTTGTCAATGCCCTCGCTGATGCCGGGCGGGATGTAGCGGCCGACTTCGTCGCGGAACACGCGGGACGGCGAATGGATGCCGAGCGCTTCCTTCGCCTTATCGACCAGTCCGGAAAGCGCGCCCTTGATCTTGTCGTACAATCCGCCGATGGCACCGCTGATGCCGTTCCACAGACCACTGATGAGCTGCGAGCCGGCGTTTTTGAGCAGCGAGCCAGCTCCGGCGAACACGCCCTTGATGGCGCTCACGATGCCCGACACCAAGCCGCCGACCGCTCCGGCCGCGTTGGAAAGAATCGATTTGAAACTGTTCCAAGCTCCCGACCAGTTGCCGTTGATGAGGTTGGTGACCATGCTGATGACACCGGAAATAACGCCGACCACGCCCTGGATTACGCCTTGTATGCCGTCGATGACACCCGACACATATGGGAGCATCGCCTGCACCGCAGGCAACAACGTACCGGTGATGAATCCGATGATTGCGCTCACTACCGAGCCGACCACGCTGATGATGCTCTGGATGACCGGCATCAGCTGTTGGATGATGCCTGTGATGCCCGAGACCGCATCGGTTATGACTGGCACGAGCTGTTGGATGAGCGGCGTGATGGCGGTGACCAGCTGGCTGATGACTTGGCCTATCATCGACACGATCTGCGAGGCGACCGGCAGCAGCGCGGCGATGATGTCCGCCAACGGTGGCAGCAGGCTGGACACGAGCTGGCCGATGAGCGGCATGAGCGAGCTGAGCGCGTTCATGAGCGGTTCGATGATCGTCGGGATGAGCGGTGCCAGCGACTGGAGTATGTCGCCGAACACTGGGATGAGCTCCGCGACAGAAGCGGTGATCACCGGCATGACCTGTTTGAACATGTCCTGCAGGCTTTTGCCGAACGCATCGAACGTCGGCTTCATTCCCGCGATCGTGTTCTTGAACAGGTTGAACGCGCCGGTGACCTGCATGCCGAAGGCGTTGCGCAGTTCCGGCACCGTGGCGATGAGCGTGCCCAACGCTGCGACGACGATGCCGATGGGTCCGCCCAACGCGCTCAACGGGCCGGACAATCCGCCGAGCACCCCGCCGAGCAACGGAATCTTGGACAGCAATGGTGCGATGCCGCCTGCTCCGAGGGCCATGAATGCAGCTATCAGAGGGGCGATGGCGCTCTGCACGGGTTTGAATATCTCGCCGAGCCCGTTGAATACGCTGCCGATGGCGTTGATCGCGTTCTGGAACGGTTCAGGCAGGAGCGTCACCAGATCCGAGAACAGGCTCGGGATGGCTTTGACGACGCTCTGGGCGATGACCTTCACGCGGGGCAGGATGTTCTTCAACGCAGTGCCGATGGAGTCGGCGAGCTGCTGGCTGAGAGCGCCCATGTCGGCGTTCTCGTTGCCCAGTCCGGCGAGCCAGTTCTGCCATGCGGCCTTCATCGAGTTCACGGACCCCTCGATGGTGGTCGCCGCCTCCTTGGCGGTCGTGCCGCTGATGCCGAGGCTCTTCTGCACTCGGCTGATGGCCTCGGTCACGTCGGCGAACGAATCGATGGAAAGGTCGTTGCCTTCCTTCATCACGCCCGGCAGCTTGTTCGCGTCGGCGATGAGCCGCTGCATTTCCGTCTTGGTGCCGCCGTAGCCGAGCTTGAGGTTGTCCAGCATCGCGTAATTGCCGCGAGCAAGCGACTGATACGTCTGTTGGATGGTCTGGATGTCGGTGCCCATCTTGTTGGCGTTGTCCGACATGTCGATGATGGCCTGATTGCCCATCTCTGCGGCCTTGGCGGTGTCCCCGCCAAGCGAACTGACCAACGAGGCCGCGAAGCTCGTGACCTGGTTCATATAGTCGTTCGCGCCGACGCCGGCCGTCTTGTACGCTTCGGCCGCGTACTTCTGCACAGTGCCGGAAGCGCCCTTGAACAGGGTGTCGACGCCGCCGACCGCCTGCTCCCACGTGGCATACGCGCCCAACGCCTGCTTGCCGGTGGCCACCAGCGTGCCGCCGATGGCTGCCACACCTGCTCCGATGGCGGCGACCGCTCCCGTGGCGAGGCCCTTGATATGGGCGGCCGAGTTTTGGGCGAGGTTTTTGAACGAGTTGCCTGCGCTGGAGGCGAGGTTGCCGAGCGTGCTGCCGATTGCCCCGGCGGCGGTCTGTGCTCCGGCTGGGAGTTTGGACCATACGGCTCCGGCGGCGGTGGCGATGTTGCCGAAGTAGTTCTTGGCTACGTTGGCTACCGGTGCGAGTTTCTGCCCTACTTTTCCTGCGGCATCTCCGATGGCGGAGCCGATTTTGCCGCCGAATGAGCGGATGGGTGCGGTCCAAGTAGCGACTGCCGTTTTGATGGTGTTGCCGGTTCTGCTTCCCCAGTCGCGAATCGGTTGCGTCCATGCGGTGATTGCCGCGCCGATTGGTTTGGCGATGCCTGACACGGTGGCTGCGATGCTGCCGCCCCAGCCTTTGAGGGTTTGCTGGGCGGCGCTGATGGCTCCCTTGAGTCCGGTTTGGATTTTCGCGCCGACCTGCACGGCGAAACCGCTCAATGAGGATACGGCCTTGTTCGCGAATCCGGCTATCTTGGAGCCGAGCGGTTTCCAAATGGCGTCTACGCCGAGCAGGCTACGCACGAGGCTGCCGAGCGCTCCAGAGAGTCCGGTGAAGGTGGATTGGCCCCGGCTGATGCTCGAGAATCCAGCCGAGAACGAGCTTGCCATCGTCTTCATGGAACCGGATACGGTGTTGGTGCCCTTGGCGAGTTCGTCCTCGGCGGCCTTGAGCGCCTTCTTCGCGTCCGCGAGCCGTTCGGCGGCGTCGTTGGACTTGTCGAGAGCGGTGGCCTGACGCAACTGGGCTTTTTCGAGATTGATGGAGGCGGTCTGCGCCTGAGTCGAATCCGACCCGTATCTGGCGATGGCCGAGTTGAGCCTCTCCTGCGCCTGCTGCACGTTGACCGTGGCCTGACGGTAGTTCAGGAGCGCGGCGCTGGCCTTGGAGGACGCCTGCGCCGCGTCACGCTTCAACGGTTTCAGCACATCGTCGGCGACGCCCCGGGCACTCGAACCGAATGCCTTTTTGAAGCTGCCGCCGAACGATTTGCCGATTTTCGAACCGTTGCCGAACGCCTGGGAGAAACGGTTGGAACCGGACTTGCCGGCCCCCCGCATCTCCTTGTCGACCGCGCTGCGGAAGCCCTTCATCGAGGGGAATATCGACACGTGGCCGGTTCCCACTTCCGATCCGAAAGCCATAAGGCGACTCCCCTCTTAGTTGATGGTTGTTTATCCGAAGAGCTTGCTCATATGCGTTTCGGCCTCGTGGATCTCCTCGGCGGTGGGCTCGTCCGTTTCGGGTTCGCCGTCCACGTCGCCGAGCAGCGTGGAAGCGCCGAGGAACTGCAATACGGTGATGTCGGTGGCGCTCATGGGGAACATGAGGCCGATGAGCGAGGCTCCCGTGTAGGAGGACGGGTCGCCGCACAGCGCCGTGTACAGGTCGATGGCGTCACGGTAGGGGAGACGCCGGCCGAGATCGTGTTCGATGCTCCACCCGAATCGGGCGAAGTCCGCTCGAACCTTTACTCCGTCATCGGAGTTGAGGATTCGGCAGAAGTCGGCGATTTTCCCAGTTCGACGCCCTGTGATTTGGCGAGCGTCTCCCCGTAGTCCTGGATGAGGTTGAACGCGACCTGCATGGGCTCCCTTTCGAGCTGCTTGGCCTGCTCGTCTCCGGCGAACACGGTGAGGATGCGTTTGACCTGGTCGAGGCTGTCGGTGTCGGTGGAAGCGCCGGACAGGGCCTCGAAGTCGGCGATGGAAAGATAGAGAGGCAGCTTGTAGACGGTGCCGCCGGGTGCCAGCGCCCAGTATTCGTTGTCCTTGATGATGTGGCGCACCTTGATCTGCTTGGCGACCTCGGCGAGGGCCTCGGCCTCCCTGGTCTCGTCCCAATCCTCGAATTCAGCGATCGAGGGTGCCATATTCTGCTGCGTTGCCATGATGGTTTCTCCTGTCATACGTGTTTCTCCCGTCGTTGGTGTTGGGGCTCCCCGCATGCCGACAGGAGAGAGGTCATGCGGGGAAGAGTGCTGATGTCAGACCGCCGCGTAGGACTGCAGGTAGCGGCTGTTGCCGCCGTCTACGGCGGGATCGAGCTGCCATGTGGCGGTCAGCGAGAGGCCGGACACATCGCCGCGCGTATCCTGCGCCGGCTCGTTGCCGGTGATCTGGATGACGCCGAGACGACGGCGTTTGCGGCCGGACTTGTAGATGGTCTCCTGATAGGCGAACCATTTGGTGTCCTGGATGATGTCCTTGACGTGGTAGACGCCGGTTTCATCGGGCTTTCCGATGGTCATGAGGCGGGTGAGGTCGTTGTCCTCGGCGGCGGTGAACGCGAGCGTCAGCGTCGGGTCGGCGTTGAGCGTGTAGCCCGGCTGATGGAATTCGGTGGCGTCGTCGCCGTCACGCGCATCCTGCGGCGCTCCGTCGCTGGTGATAAGGCCCACGGCGGCGGAGCCGGAACCGAACACGTCGCCGAGTTCGGTGATCGGGTCCGCCACGGAGGGCGCGATCTGCGAGGCGGTCAGCGTCTTGCCTGGCACATAGGGGGCGACGATGATTTTCGATGTGAGTACGTTCTTGACAGAATCAAGGTCGTTGCCCTGGCTGTCTGCTGTCATTCCATTGTCCTTTCAAAATGAAAAGACCCCGCAACGCATGCAGGGTCTAGGAAAACGGTTAAGGGATTGGTTAGTGTTCGCCAACCGTCGAATATTCGACGATCAGGTAGTAGTGCGCGGTGTCGGAATCGTCGGACACCGGGTAGGGCCCGTTGCACGCGGAATCGTCCACGCTGATGACCGGCGAATCCTTGGCGAGGGCGATGGCGGGGTGTTCGGTGAGCGCCGCGTAGACGCGGCGGGCCAAATCCTTGCATGGCTTCTCGGCCTGTCGACTCCACCCGTACACGTTCACGCCGATGCTTCGGTCGAAATGGCCGAGCCCGTCAGCGTTGCCGCCATCGTCCCGGACGGTGACGAGCGGATACGCGCCCTGATAGTCGGGAGGCTTCTTGCTGCCCACCTGGAGCCCGTCCACATCGGTGATATGGGCGCGCAGGTAATCACAGAGGAAAGCCTCTATGTCGGGAGGCAGTATCAATGTCATAGCTTCACCGCCTTCAACGCCTTGCGAAGATTGCCGGTCTTGGACTCGACCAGCATGGTCTTCGCGCCGGTGCCGACCACCATGAAGGTGGTGCGGTGCGCGCGTTGGACGGCCTCGACCTGCAGGCCGTCGCGGTAGGCTCCTGTATCGACGGGCGCGTTGGCCTTGGCCACTCCGAGCGCCTTTTCGGCGGCTCCACGGGTCAGGGCCCTGACGCCGGCCGAGTTGAGGATCTGGTCGAAAACGCGTCGTTGAACTTGATGCTGGTCTGTCCGCTTCCGGCCATCGGCTACCCCTTCCACTCGGTGAGCTGGACTTCCAATGTGGGCTGCCATCCGGTAAAGGCGTTGGCATCGCGGCTGGGGAAGCCGCTGACCTCCCACATGCGGCCATCGGCCGGTTCGGGTCGGATACGGTCACCAAGCCGGATGTCCGCGTTCGGGTCGGCCACGGTGAGCACCGCAGTCGACGTGGTCTGCACGTCCAAAACGTCGGGCGTGCGAGTCGAACTGCTCGAAGCCAAAGCTCCTCGCACTTCCAATTCGACGGGTTTCGTCCAGTCCTCGGTGGTCTGCGCGGGATTGTACGGGTCGGGTTTGCGTGAGGCGCGCAGACGCACGAACCGTGTGGCCGCCGGCAGGCCGGAGGCGTTGATGTCATCGATGATGCTCACGGCAATGCTCCCAGCTTGTACCGGTCGAGTTTCGCCAGCTCGTCGGCCATCAACGACACGTTGTAGGTGACGCTGCTGCCGTTGACCGACTGGGATTGGACGATGCCGGCGGCTGCGCTGCTGGCCCGTTTCGCCGCGTTGATGAGCACCCCCTGCACATCCGGCACCTCGTCCGGCGTATAGCCGGCGTGGATGCGGTAGCGTATCGCGGCGACGCCGGCCGGGAATGCGCCGGTGGTGCATTCTACCAAACCCGTGGTGGGGTCGTAGGCGTAGTGCAGCCGGTTGCCGGCGCTGTCGGTCAGCTCGTCGACGGAGGTGACATGGCGTGCGGGGAGACGAATCACCTTGCCTCCCCGCGAATTGGCTACGCCCGACAGTTCGATGTTCGGCGTGATATGCCAGCCGCACGTGCGGCGGATGGCCGCCTGCGCCGCCTTCAGCCAGAACTCGCCGTCAGCGTCGAAGCCTGACGGGTCGGTGATGATGTCGGGAATGGTTTCATCGGCCATCGTTCGCCTCCAGTCGATTCACGTTAGGCCACGGTGAAGGCGTGCGACTTGTCGTCGGTGCCGACCCAAGTGCCGCCGGTGATGGCATTGTCGGAGTTCTTGGTCAGGGAAATCGACTTCACGCCCACGCCGGCGGCACCGGGAGCACCATTCTTGCCGGCTGGCCCCGGATCGCCATTGCCGCCTTTCGCGCCGGCCGGAATGCCAAGCGTGAGCACGCCATCCGCGAGCGTCGCGGTGGGAGCCGCGCCGGCGGCGAGGGCCACGGCCGTCACCGAGGTGATGGCCGCACCGTTCGCCTTGGTCAGGTCGATGGGATTGCCGGCGGCGTCGACCACGACCACCGGCTGCGGATACGTGCTGCCATCACCGGTATCGACCCCGGTCTGCAGCACCTTGGTTGCGTCACTCATCGGCGGTCACCTCACTTGGCCTTCTTGCCGAGGGCGACGGACACGAACGCCTTCGGGTACTTGACCTGCAGGCCGAGGCGTTCGCGCACGCGGAACGTGATGAGATCGTTCGTGAAATCATCGGAATGCGAGTTGGTGGACTCGGCGCGCAGACCGCCCTTACGGATGACCGCGCCGCCGAGCTTGAACGCGCCGACCAGAGCGGTGCCCTGGGCGATGGCCTCGGTGACCACGGTCTTGAGGCCCCACAGCGGCGGATCCTGCATGATGGTGCCGTTGCCGTACTGGCCGTTGAAGTAGCCGCCGCCGTAGTACTGGCCGTTCGCGTCCTTGGAGAGGCGAATGGCCTCGTAGTCGGCGGGGTTGATGACCAGCGCGTCCGCGCGGAAACCGGTGGCCAGCGCGATCTTGGTGCGGGCCTTGAAGATGCGGTCCGGGTCGGAGTCGGTGTCCTGCACCATCTTCTGGATGTCGCGGGAGAGCAGACCCTTGATGTTCGCATCGGAGCCGTTGCCGGACAGCAGCTGGGTCTCTTCCAGCAGCTGCAGGTTGTAGCGGGCGTGGTTGTTGATTTCGGAGACGATGTAGGAGAGGTCTTCGGCCATGTTGTCGGTGACCTTCCACCAGGCGGCGACCTCCTTGAGGCTGTCGGACTCCCAGCGGGGGGCCGGCAGATGGGTCTGCGGCTTGGCACCGCCCTCGCCCACGGTTTCAGCGCCGCCCTCGAGCGCGCCATAGACGGGGTATTCCACGGTGTTGGCGTTGCCGCTCAGGGTGACGGAGCCGAACAGGTCGGCGACCACGAGCGGACGCTCGTAAGGCCACACGCCGTTCATGTCGATCTGGGTGACGACCGGCTGGTATCCGGTGCCAGCCGTGCCGGTGCCCGCCACGTGCATGTCGGTCGCGGCCTTGAACTCGCTGGAAGCGAACGGGTGCGCCTTGGTGCCGATGACGGTCATGCCGGCCTTCTTCAGCTCCTGCGCGTACAAGTCGCCCAGCGTCTTGGCGGCGGGAGCCGTCTTGGCCTCGGGCTTCACATCGTCCACGTTCAGGTCGTTCACGCCCTTGAACAGGTCGACGCGCTCCTGAAGACGCTTGGCCTCCTCGAAGCGGTTCTTCAGTTCGGTCGCCTCATCATCGGTGAGGTTCTCCATGCCCTTGTCGTACAGGGCCTTGACCGCCTTCTTCTCGGCGGCCAGCTTCTCCATGTAACCCATGGATCATCCTTTCTATTGGTTGTTTGCCAGCGAGAGGAAGTCGCTGATTTCCTTGGCCCACTGCGGGTCAAAACTCTTTTTCGCCTTGCCGTCGTCCGGCTCGGGCTTGTCCGAATCGTCCGGCGTATCGTCGTCCGGCTCGTCATCGGGCTTGGAATCGTCCGGCTCGTCGTCGGGGGTTTCGGTGATGGAATCAAGCAGTTCGCCCAATGCCTCGTAGGCCGTGCGAATCTTGTCCTCGTTCGCCTTGCTTATGGCCCGGCCGGCCTTGACCTCGAGAACCTCGGCCCCCTGATTGGCGGCGACCTGCACGAGACTGATCTCAAATAGTTTGAGCTGGCGAATCTCCCGGTAGCCGTCCCAAGGGCTCTTCGCCTCCTCGCTTTCGACCCACGCGGTCTTCTCGGCGATGAAACCGATGCTCATCTGGTGGATGAGGCCACGCTTGAGCAGGTCGTAGGCTCGCTTGCCCTCCGCGATGTCGGTGTCGAGCTTCGCGGTGATGAGCAGGCCATGCTCGTCCTCCACGGCGCTCAACGTCTCCCCGATCACATCGTTCGGAGAGCCGTCCTTGTGCTGCCAGTGAATCGGAATGCCCGCGCCGCCCGCCTTGAAGTCAGCGGATAAGGTCTGCTCGAAGGCACCCTTGACGATCACATCGTCGTACAGGTCTTTCTCCCACGTGCTCGCGTAGCCGGAGAACACTCCTCCGCCGCTGTTGTCGGTGGCCTTGAGCTCCTTGAGCTCGTAGCCGAGATAATCAAGACTCATCTGAGGTTTCTCCCTTCGTCATCGAGTCCCATGACGCGCGGAAACCGGCGTCATACGTGTAGAGGCGTTTGAATTCGGCGAGCATCTGCTTGCCGTTCGGACTCGCGCCCTGCTGCGCGTTCTGCGTCTGTCCGCCGTCCTGCGGGCTGGGCTGACCGCCCTCGCTCACGTTGAGCGGGGTTATCAACTGGTCGCCGCCCGGCAGTTTCGGCCGGTCGAGCAGTTCGCGCGCCTCGTCGGTGGTCATGAACGGACGGCCGGTGGCGGTGGAGAGCGCCTGATACTGGGTCTCCATCGTGCCGCGCAGCTTCGCGTCCAAATTCGCCTTGATGTAGCAGTCCGGTTCGCCCACCGCCTCGGGCAGCGTGAGGTTCAACGCCTCCTCGAACGCCACCAGATACGGCAGCAATTCCACGTTCCACAGCTTTTCCTTGTATGCGGCGATGTTGCTGTTGGTGCCGGTGCGGAAGCCGATGTTTTCTGGGCTGATTTGGAATGCGAGGCACACCTGTTCGTTGATTTTTTCGCGTGCCTCCAAGTCGGCCATGTCCACCGGTTTGAACAGGTTGTCGACGGTGCGGATCTCCATGCCGTCTTTGAATACCGGCCATGTGCCGGCCATGCCGCCGCCTGCAACGTAGTTGCGCAGGCCTTGGGTGAAATCGTCGTAGTCGGCCTGTGACTCCCAGGGCATTTCCTTGGGCCGGTACACGTAGGCGGGTATCTGGTAGCCGTTTTCGGCTATCGATTTGCGGTATTTCGCCATCGCCCTTGCCTCCGCGAGCAAGGGGCGCAGCACGTCGGTGATCGGGTCGCCGAGGTTCAGGCCGTCGATGTAGCCGATGTCGAGCATGATTCGCGGATCCGGCAGCCGATAGGTGCCGCCCTTGTTCTCGGCGACGCTGCTGATGGTCACACCTGTCAGCTCGCCGAAACCGTTCGCCGTGAGACTGTATCCGTCCGGGGGGATGCGGCGCAGCGTATTCCCGTCACCCGCACGATTGCTGCCGAGCGTGCACAACCACCTGTCCTCGAGCAGCATGTCACGGATGAGAGTCGCGTAAAACCTATAGCGGCTCATGCCCGGCAAATCGCTCGGATGGCGGATGAGCTTGGCCAGTGCGCCGTCGCGCACCTCTTCCGCGTCGCCGTCCGCGTTCTTCCGATACACCTTGAGCGGCAGGGAGGCGAGTTGGCGGCTGATGAAGTCCACGACAACGCGGACCGCGTATTCGCGACAGTACATGCCGTTCGCATAGCCGGCGAATTCGGCGTCGGTGGGCCAGCTGATGGCCTCGGGCATCGAATCCATGATGGTCGGTGTCTCCGGTTCAGCGTTCTTCATCGCCAGCACGGCCGGGCCGTGCAGCAGATTGTTCAGAAATCCCATCCACGGCTCCTTCGGAAGATGGCTAGAATGTGACTCGCACGTTGTGCGAGGGCTCGTATTTCGGTTTCTCTGGCTCGCCGCTCATCGTCTCGAGCGCGTACAAGGCCTGACTTTCGGCGATGAGGCCGGAAATGTGCATCGCGCTCTGGTTCCGGTCCCACACCTCGACCTCACCCAATCGGCGGGTCACGGCGACGTTCACCTGTTGTTCGATGGCCGGCTGGGGGAGGTGCCGGAGCTTGTTTTCCTTCACCCGGTCGCGGAAACGGCCGGTCGCGGCTCCCCAAGCGGAAGCCCTCGATGAGGTGCACCGTCCAACCGGCCTCCGCGAGCGGATCCGCGAAGTCCACCGCCGGGCAGCCCTTGGACTGCACGGCGATTTCATGGATGTTCGGCCATGCCTCGCGAAGCAGCTTCAAGTACTTCGGCACCCAGAGCATGCCGTCACGGCGCACGATCAGTTCGACGTGCGGCAGGCCATCCTCGCGGTAGCCTGCGGCGGCGATATACGTGGTCTCACGGTCGGCGCTGGTGTCCACGGAAAGCACCACGCGCCCGTCATCGGGGATACAGGACTTCGGGTCGATGCCGCGCTTCCACAGCTTCGGATTGATGTACGGCGTGATGTCCGCCGTCACCCACTGGCACAAGACCTCGGTGCGATACGCGGCCTCGGTCATGCCGTTGATGTCAGCCGAGATGCTACGAAAAGTCATCGGCCCATAACCCATGGAGGGGTTCGCCTGACGGATACCGTCAAGGTCATCCAGCTCGCATTTATCCGGAGCCGACCACTCGAAATACCCATAGGATGGGTCGTGCTCCTCGGCCCATTCGTCCGGCGACTGCTTGCCGGTTTCAACCGAAGCGTTCCACGAATCCGCCAGGGCACGTCCCTCGTCGACGACTCGGCGCAGCACGACGCTGCGATAGTCGCCCGCGTTCGAGATACCCCACAACTGACTGGACCAGATGGCCTTCGTGGTCTGACTGACCGCGTTCCAGCCATCGTCGGTGTGCTGCTCTCGCAACTCGTCGAACACGACGCGGCTGGCGCTCTTGGAACGGATGTTCTTGTCGGCGCGCACGATGTACTGCGCCTTGTTCCGGCAGATGATCGCTTCCTCGCCGTGCGAATTGTTGACGCGCTGCACACGTTTTTGCAAAACCGGAACCGCAAGAGCGGCCTCGCCCTCGGAAGCCGGATTCGGATTACACCAGTTCAATACGGCCTGATATGGGGCGCGCGCGTTATCCAACGTCTGCGCGGCACCGACCACGAGAAACTTCCACGCCGGCGACAACTCCGGGTGGCGAGCGGAGTCGACGAACAGCCACCACGCGCACAGTACGCTCATGAGCGTGGTCTTGCCGTTCTGGCGCGCGACCTCGGTGACAACTCGGCGGAACCGGTAGGAGCCGTCCGGCAGAAGCTCAAGCCCGTGGATCAGCAGCCATTTCTGCCACGGGAAAAGATGCACGTGGAGAAACTTTTCGGCGAACTCGATGACCGCGTAGCCGTTTGATGTTTCCGGCGTCAGTTCGCGCAGCGGGGGAGTGAATATGCGTGGCGTGGTGATGCCGTGGGCATCGTCGTTGATTTCGCCGATGCCCATGACGCCTCCTAGCTGATTTTCGCCAGATACTCCTCAAGCTCATCCGCCACCGGAGTCGCCTCGGGCTTGGCGGCCTTGCCCCTCGCCGGTTTCGCCGGCTTCTCCTCCTCGGGAACCAGTCCGAGAGCCGCGCAATATTTCAGGAACGTCGGCAGCGAGGTATTGTCGTTCTGCGGCACAGCCGGACGGGTACCCTTTCCCTTCGCTTCGGCGTCCGATATGGCCTGTTCCGCCAATTCGTCCCAATGGTCGATTTTCCATGCAAGGGCCCGGGCGGCGGCGACCGTGGCTGCGTCCTTCGCGCGCAGATGCTTGGCGTTGCGCAGCGAACGCTCCAATGCGTCGGCCACCGTTTCCTGCGGAAACTGTTTCGGCATGGAACCTCCTTCGCGCGTGACCCCGGCCGAATATCGAATATTTTTCGGAGGGAGAGGAAGAGCGGCCATACGGGTCGTGTCCCGGTGGCGGCCGGTTTTGGGATTCTACCGCCCCTCCCGGTGGTTGGTCAGGCGTTGAACGCGTCGATGAACGCGTTGACGCCGTTGGTGAGTCGTCTGGTGAATGACTGACTGTCGACCTTGGGTATGACGACGGTGCGTCCGTCTCCCGAGACCGTTGGTTCGAGGTTGATTGGCAGGTCCACGTCGATCTCGCCTAGGTCGTAGTCGGTGTTGCTGTTGGACAGGCTGGCGCTGATGTGGAGCACGATGGGATAGGTTGCTTCGCGGACCGTTTCGCCGTTGAATGTCTTGACTGGTTCGTCGATGTCCATGAGCGTTGAACCTCCTATGCTGCTCGGATCCATTGGCGTGAGAGTGTGCCGATTGGTGTGGCTGGGTCTTTGTTGCCGCGCAGGTTGTTGCATTGTGTGTGTGATGGGCGGAAGCCTGCGGGGTCGTGTTGCAGGTCTGGTCGTTTGGTGACGGGATAGAAGTGGTCGAGGTTGAAGCTGTCGTCTGTGGTGTTCTGTGGTGCGTCGTAGTCGATGGGCATTCCGCAGAGCCAGCATGGACGGTGTTCGCTCTTGCATTCGAGGAAGAATTTCTTGCGGTCTTTTTCGAATTGGCGTCCGCCTTTGCGGACTTGGCGGCTGTAGCTGACCATGATGCCGTCACCCCGCAATCATTGGAGAATAGGTGTCCCTCGCCTCGGATTCGAACCGAGACTGTATCGGACTTGAATCGGATGCCTCTGCTGGTTGGGCTAGCGAGGGGTTGAAATATCAGGAGTTTTCGGCGTGTTTTGTTGTGCTCTCCTTGCATATCTATAGTAGTTGTGTTACTGTAGATATATCAGCAGAAAGGAGGTATCCGATGAGCCCAAAGGATTGGTTTGATGTCATCAACGGCATCATCGCCAACGTCATCGCCGCAGCCGCGCTAGCCATCGCAGTCAAGCGAAGACCGAAGCACAAGAAGTAAAAAAGGTTCCGGCTAGACCTATTAGCCGGAACCTCCCGCCAATCCTATCCCATCGGAGAACGCATCATGAGAACATCACTGATCTTCGGAATCGTCGCCGTGGTATTCGGTGCCGTGGCCTTGGTCGGCGCACTGTCCAGCAGCCCGATAGTATCGGGCGGCTTCGGTCTCGCGGCCGGAATCATGGGTCTCGCGGCCGGAATCATCAACGGCAAGGAAGGCAACAATGACGACTGAATACCTCGGCGTCAAACAGGTCGCCGAACGCCTCGGCATCACCAGCGGCGGCCTGCTCAACCTCAAACTCCCCGAACCCGACGCGACCATAGGCCGCACTCGGGGCTGGTTGCCTGAGACCATCGATGAATGGAACGCCCAACGTCCGGGACGTGGTGTCGGCGGAGGAAGGCCACGCAAGAACAAAGCATAGATACGCGAAAACCCAGCCACTTGAGCTGGGTTTTCGACACTTCTGCCACTGCATATTATGGCTTCACCTAACGGATTTTGTCAAATCGGGACCGATGAGCAGCCGGTACACGTCGCAGTAGGCGTATCCATCCGCATGACGGGGCAGTTTGCCGCGCTGCTCCCACGTGGTGATGGTCTTACGGCTGACCTTGAGCCCCGAGACGGCGAATGCCTTGGAGATGTCCGCCGCCGAACCTCGCTCGGAATCATCCCAACACAATGTCTTGAGTCGGCGCAGTTTGACCGTCTGAGCTCGCTGTTCCCTCCCGCAGACCGGGCATGTCACCCACTGGTCTGCTGCCCCAGCGGTGAGCATGGTCTCGCATAGTTCGCAGGTGCCGATTTCGCGGCGTTGCTCTGGCGGGTCCAAAACCGTATCGACCTTGCGGGCAAGGTCGTTGATGACGTGCATGTAGAGGCCGGCGTCCGCGAACGTGGCGAGCCTGGGGTGGCCTGCGCATGCGATGAGCGTGGCCTTCAGATCCTCGTTGCGTTTGTCTTTGCGCCAGTCCAAGGCGTCGATGCCGTCGAGGCAACGCCATAGTTCACGGGCCGTGGCGTCGAGCATGTCGATCAGGTCGAGCACGTCGAGCCTGATTGGAGTCGGGGGAGTGGCGGTCTGGATTCGCGTGGGCGAATGCCCGCCCGGATGCAGGGTCGCGTCCAACGAGTCATGCAACGGCGTGACGTCGCGCGCCAGTCGCAGGAGCGTGCCGGCGAAACGCAGTTCGCACGTCTCGCACAGTGAATATCCCCCTTCGGTTATCGTTTTGCAGTTCTGGCAGTTCACGTTGGCCCCTTCCGGCTGGTCGGCTAGAATAATGTTTGCTTCTCATCGCCCTGGCCGACCATGGTTGGGGCTTTCTCGTATTTGAGCCGGCTGTATGGCATGTTCCATATGCGTTTGAATTCGGCTATCTCCTGCTTCGACAGTTTCGGCCCGCCCCATGGCTTGCCTGGCGGGCGTTCCCGTTTCGGCGGTTTGAACGGTTTGACGCTTATCCGGGCGAGATGACACATGTGCATGGCCAGATACTGGCCGTCCGGTCTGATGCCTGCATCTCCGCAGGTGCTACGGAGCAGCGGGTGGCCGACGGAGGGAAGCCACGTGACGCGGGTCAACGGCCGGCCGAGGATTATCGCCACGGTCAGGTCGTCACCCGCCACACACCCGTAATCCCACGACTCCCACACGGTTTCCCGATCCTCGATGACGTACAGGCCGCACCCCTCGCAGACGGTGACAACGAGGGGACTCGTTTTCGGGATGAACGTGCGCAGCCATGCTGGTTTGCGTTCACGGGCGCGTGGCCTGCTCACTCCTCCATTGCCTTTCTTCTTGCCGCGTCGAACGCGATTCTGATGATGTTCTCCATCCACGCGCCGGGGAGCGTGATGAACTTTCGGGTTTCGGCCATGGCGGCGGCAATCTCCTCTTCGGTGATTTCGCGTGACGCTCCGGCCTTGTATCCTCGTCCCCACGCCCACTGCAGGCCACTGTCGATGTACGACGGGTCACGCTGCTTCTGCGCCTCGATTTCACTGCTGATGATGCTCATTCGTTTCCTCCGTTTCGTTGTTGATTGCCGTTTCGATTCGTATGCACAGGTCGAGCGCCTCCTGCCATCCGGCCTGGTAGCCGATGACGAATGCCTCGGCCGGGCTGTCATTGCCGAGTCCTGCGTCGGCGAGCGCGTTGAGGGCCTGTTGGACGAGATCAATCGGTTCGGCCATGATTCGCCTTCCTGTGCTTATGTTCCTGTTTCCATACGGAGTGGTGCGAAAGGAACATTCCGAGAGTGCCAACCGGCTCCCAGAATTCGGTTCGTGGGTCGTAGCATCACCATTGGCTGCAGATTGGGCAACGGTAGTAGCAGCCGGGGCCGTGCGGGTCGCATCCTGCAAACGCAAGCAGCGGCACGCACATGGATATGGCAATGACCATATTTCCGAAGAACAGTTTGGGGTGTTTCATGGGTTATTCCTTTCCGAGTTGTCGTGTGATTGATTTCCAGATGGTCGCCAGTTCGTTGTCCTTCAAACCGCTGGCATGGCCGCGCTCGTACAGGTCGGCTTCGATTTGACGCAGGTTGTCGGGATGGTTGGCGGCCCGCCCGTAGGCCCAGTCGTGCAGCGTCTGGTTGCGCTGCCCCTCGGGCACTGGGGTCATGTCGGGGCGTGGTTCGCGGCGCGGCTGTTTATCGTCGTCGTCCATGACCTGGGCGAGGCTGAGCCGGATAGGCTCACGCGAAGCCGCGGGCAATTGCGAGCGTTGAGTCGAAGGCCGGAGTTGTTTGGGTTCGGTTCCTTCGATGCCGCCAATGGATTCGAGCCACCGACAGATCTCACGACTGGCCTCGGGTATGCCATCGTCTCCGGGAAGGTCGCATACGCGGTAGTCGCCCTCGTTCACGGTGCTTCCCGCTCCGATGACGTATCCCTTGCGTTCCACGCGTAAGTCCACGGGAATGCCGTCGGGGTATTCGCTGGTCTTCAGGTGGACGGCGTTCTTCACCTTGCCGCGCAATGCCTCGGGCAGTCGGTAGTAGGCGTGCAGTCCTCCGGAGGGGGTGCGCACGAGATAGGTCGAGGGGAACGCCGGGGTGCCGTACCGGCCCACCTGCCGGTTGAGCACGGTCCACCCGTCGTCGCCACTGGTTTTGCTCATGTCCATGTCGATGACCATGAATCCCGGCGCGGGAACCACCGCATACGCCTCCACGTTGGCGGGCACCTGACTGGTGTCCACATTGGGGTCGAGCGCGAGCTTCTTCCAGTTGAACGCGCTCTTGTCGGGATTGGCCGGCACATAGTCGCACTCGAAACCGAACAATGAGGGCGGCAACTGCGAGTCAAGCTCCAACGGCAACGGAGGCTCGGGGGTTACCGGCGAGCCATCGTCAACTTCCTCAGCCTTGACGGCATGACGGTACACGTCGAACCGTGACTCGTCCTGGACGCGAACAACACGCTTCTGACCACCCCACACTTTCGTGATGCCATTTGCCAGGCCAAGCAATGACATGACGTCGCCCGGTATCGGCTTATGGAATTCGTTACGGTAGGCGTCGCGCGAGGCGACGAGCTGCCCGCACTTTTCCTCGTTGGTCAGAATCTCGGTGATAAGCCAATACATCTCGTCGCTGATGGCACGCGCCGGGCTGAGATTCACCATCTCCGGTTCGTCACCCTGCTCCCACAGGCGGCACGACGCCGCATAGAGCGCCGCAGGATGCTCGCGGATAAACAGCTCGATGGCATGATACTGCTCGTATGAGCGTCCCTCGGACGGGTGCATCTCCACCTTGATGAACCTGCGTTTGTCCGATGGTTCGCTGGAATCGGCGAACGGCATGTTGGTCAGAATCACGATGGTCGCCGTCGGCGTCATCGAATAATACTTGCCTCCCACCACGCGGGCGCTCATCGTCGCCCCGGTGGACAGCGCGCGCAGCAGGGGAAGCATACGCTCGGTCACTTCGCCGGCCTCGTCGTCATAGGCGAACGCCATGCCAGCCATCATGTCGTTCATCGACTCACGATTCAGCGAGAACCCGCTGTCGCAATAACCGGTGGTCTTGAACGCCGGGAACGACTTGCGATCACCCAGCACGCGCTGCACCGCGTTCGACAGCAGCAACGTCTTTCCATCGCCACCATGACCCGACAAAACAAAACTCAACTGCTTGTACGGTTCGAGCCACGGGGTGGCGAACATGCGCAGCAGGTTCGCGCACGACTTACCGTCAACGGTCAGCCATTCGCAGATTCGTTTGGCTTGCTCCACCACTTGGTTGCCCATGTTCCGCGGATCGAACGTCTGGGTCACAGCCATATCGGTGTCGCCCCGAATACAGACCACATGCCCATCCTTGCGATACCACACGCACGGGTCGATGCGCACTCCGCGTTCAACCTGACGGAACCATTGTGCTCGCTTAGCTTCGCGCATGATGGTGCTGCTCACCGCATAGTTGCGGTTCCGGTCGTTGCTGCGCTCGCCGATGTGGTATTCGTCCTCGATGCTTTTGACCGGGTGCCAGCTATTGAGCAGGCGGCGTTCTCCCGGATGGTCTTCGATGTCCGGGTCTCTGCGCCAGAGTCGCTGCTGTGACGGGCAGTAGCGCAGATGGCCTTCCCGGAGTTCCCAAATGGCTTTCTGGTATCCGGCGTGCATGACCAAGGTTTTGCCGCGTTTGCCGTTGTCATCACCGTCGGTGATCAGTTGGAGCGATTGCCCGGTGATGGTCATCACGCGGTCGAAATCGTTCGGTGGCGTGAAGGAGAGTTCGAGCAGTTTAAAGCAGCCGGCGTATTTCGCCGGCAGATCCTCAGCCGGGATAGGCCTGTAATCATCGTATTGGCCGGCCATATCTTCCTTCCTTGGATAGCCGGCCCTAACTGTTACGCATTACGCCCTATAAACAAAAAACACACAATATATAGATATATAGGAGAAAACATATTTATTACATGTTTTTTGTAACTGTGTAACTTGTAACGGTTAAGGCCTTGGAATTGTTGGGTTTTGACGGTTACGTTGGTGTGTAACCACTGCGTAACAAGTTACGTAACCGGTTACGTACGGTTACGTAACCGCCCGTGGTTTATCCGCCATGCGGTTACGCCTGTTACGTTGCGGTTACGTTCGAACAAGTCAGAACTCAGGCTCCGGCTGTTGGCCGCCCTGCTGCGACGATTGCCCGACGGCAAGCACCTGTTCCAGGGTGAGACCCATCATGCCCGCGATGTCCTGGGGGGTCTTGCCGATGGCCTTCAGCTGGAGGATCTGCGTCGCCTGCTGCGCAGTCACAGGCTGCGAGGCCGCCTGTGCAGGCTGCTGCGGCGCTGGGGCATAGCTCTGTGTGGTCTGTGGCATGGCGTTGGGCTGCTGGCCGGCGTATGGGTCGGACATCGCCTGTTCCAGACCGGCCTTGTTCGGGTTGCCGGGGGTGATCTGGAAGCTGTAGATCTTCGCGTCGGCGAAGCCTCGCGTCTGGCTTGGCTTGGTCTCGCTGAACGTGATGCGGATGGTGTCGCCGACGCGCGGGAAGTTGCCCACGCCGGCCTGCTGGCTCGCCGCACGAAGATTCGGAATCGAATAGCCCTTGCAGTAGAAGACACGAACTCCGTCGTCGTAGTTGCGCTCCGGGTCGCGCAGACCGGTCTTCAGGTGGATGACGACCTGCGGCTTTGGATTGCCGTTCGGATAGAACAATGGGGCTCCGGTCTGGAAGTCGGTCTGCTGCTGCGCCTCGATTCCGGTGATCTCGCCCTGATGGCTGGTGCCCACCGGGTCGTTCTTGTCGAACAGGCCTGGCGAACCGCCCTGCATCACCGAATCAAGGCTCATCTCCACGGGCGACGCCGCCTGCTGCGGCTGCTGGAAGCCGTTCTGCTGCTGGTATTGGTTCTGGTTTCCGTACATGGTTTCTCATCCTTCGTATGTTGGTTGGAGCAGTTGTTTGAGCGTTTCCCATTTGGCAGGTACGTCCGGGTACATTGAGGCGTTCAACTCCGAGAGTTCGCCCAGTTGGTCGTCTGGCCAGCTGCCGCATTGGAAGCAATGCGATGGCGACGTGGGCAGCGAATGAATCCATGCGTCGCGCACTTCCGGCCCGTCGGCGAGTTCGATGCAGTCCATCAAATTGATGAGCAGTTGGGCGCGGCTCATGGCCCACCGGCCGGGCTTCGGGTCGAACGGGACCTCCCACGCATAGGCGTCGTCGAGACTGGTTTTGTTCCTGGGCAGCATGAAGATGCAGTTGCGCTCGCATTTCTCGCCCGCGTTTTCCAGGCCGATGCCGTAGAGGCTGGCTTGCACTCGGTATTGCTGGCTTGGCCCGCTGGCCTTCGCCGCTCTCATGGTGGTGTCGCCGGTGATCTTCCAATCCACCGTGCTGCGCGTTTTACGGTCGTGCAGGTCGATGCTGCCGTGCAGTTCGGTGCCGCCGTACAGGCCGGACAGGCTACCGACCTTGACGCGCATCTCGGCTTGGAACCGCTTCAGTCGCCTCATGTCGTCGAGGTGTCCCTCGATGAGGTTTTCCGCGTTTATCACGTCGGAGATGGTCTGCTGGTCGGCGTTGAACCATTCCTCGAACCGCGCGTGCACGCAGGTGCCGATGAACGACAGCCATGACGTTTTACGCGATTGGGGCCATCCGGCGAGCTTGGCGGCTAGGCAGTGCAGGCAGTCGGAGCCCAATTCGGACGGGCCTATCTCCGCCTGTTTCTCTCTCGGCTGGTCGCGGATGCCGGTTTCGATCATCATGCGGATCTCCGGCCATAATCTGGGTTCCTCCATCGTGTCCACCCGTGTTTTCGGCGTGACTGGCGGCTTGCCCATGCCGGGTGCCGACTGCGTCATGGGCGGCACGTCGACTGGTATCGCATCACCCTGCTGCTGGGCTTGTGCGACGGCCAATACCGCCTCATTCATGCTCATGGTTCTTCACCTCCTTGAGAAAGTCGTTGATCTGTTTCCTAATGTCCGCCAACGCGGTTCTGCTGAGCCGTGTAATGGCCACCGCCTCGTCCGAATTGTCGAAGCGCAGCGTGTAGGTGCGGTCGCCGTCCTTCGCGATGGTTACCGGCATGCTGCCGAAGGCCATCGAATGCACGGGGAAGCCGGTCTTGCCTTGCGTCTCCAGTTCGCGTATGGCCTTGTGGATGCGTCTGGCGACGGTGAGGCCCAGCTCGTCGAGCTGCTCGGAACGGATGACGTACAGGTCGTCGGTCAGCTCGTTGCCGTCCTCGTCACGCAGGTCATAGTCGGCGATAACGCTTTCCACGATCTGGGCGATGCCCAGGCTGGACAGTTCCGCGCTCATGAGACCACCACCATAGGCTTGCCGCTCATCGCGTAATCGGCCACCGCGTCCGCCGACAGCAGTTTCTCCAACTGGCTGAGCGGCCGCGGCCGCAACTGGTAGGCTCCGGGATACTTGGTGGCCGGATAGGCTTTTTCGAACGTGCCGGCGTTGATGCGGCGCGCGCCCGGCTTGACTTGCACCTTCAGATTGCCGGCCTGGTAGGTGCCGACAGGATGCGAGTCGAGGATACGGGCCTTCAGCTCGTCGACCTCCTCCTGACGGGACGCGATCTCGGCCTGCAGTTCGACGATGCGCGCCGCCTGCGCGGCGAACAATCCTTGGCGCAATTCCCCGTCCGGGTTCACGGCCTCCGTGGTTTCAATGGTTGACGTGTCATTCGCAGTCATTTGATGTGCCTTTCACGATGATTTGGGCGTAGGTGGGATACCACGCCGTCTGATGCTTGGTCTGGTTCGTGTGCCGGTTGCAGCAGGTGACCGCCTCGTCCAGTCCGGTGGGCTTGCCGAGCGGCCCGCATGTCCTGCAACGCGGCATCCAAAGACGTTTATCGGGCATCCTGCCTGTCCTTGGAGGTGAGTCGCAGTCCGGCGATGATGTCCGCCGAAGCGTCCGGGTTGCGCAGCAGCTTCGACACGGCCGCACCCTCCTTGACGGTCAGTTGGGCGACGGCGATGGCCGACGTGACGGCCGTATGCTGCTCGTCGGTGAGTATGATCTTGTCGGACAGCAACAGTTTGGTGGCTTTGTCGATGAACGTGCTGGCCGCGTTCGTGATGCCGTTCGCCGGCGGCACCAAAGCCGCCAGTTCGAAACTCAGATCCTCGTCCGCTATCAGCGCCTGCTGCACCAGACGGGGTTCGTTGATCGGCTTGCTCATGATTGTTCTCCTTGCTTGTTCGGCTCCCATTCGGGGAGCGGCTTGATTCGGATATAGAGATGTGGCTCGTACTCATGCCCGCAACACGTGTATGGGTCGCCGCTCTTGCGTTTCCGGTATTTGCCTTTGGCTCCGTACACCCACAGGTCGGGCATGCGCTTGCTGGCATGCGATTCGACGACCTGCGCGTCGTCCACGTAGGCGACGCCGTTCAGGGAGTCCAAAACCAGCTTCAAAAGGTTGTCGAGATCCGGACGGCCGCGATGGCTCATCCAGAATTCGGCCTCCAACCTGACCGGGCACTGGTATGGTTTCGCCTGCGGGTATTTGAGCCTGAATTCGGCGAACAGGCGTTCCTCCGCCCTGACGGTGCGTTTCGGTGTCATCGCGTGCCCGTTGTAGACGCGGGGCCTGCCCTTCGGCACCGGGTCGCCCGGCAAGCAGAGCGTGAACTCACTTGGCTGTTCCATCGCCGCCCCACTTCAACAGGATTCCCACGAACATGAGCGGCAGGATGACCGCCAATGCGAGCGAGCCGGTTATCATCCACTGCGGCGTACCCACCGGACTGGGGATGCGACTATGCGTGCCGGCGAAACCGACCAGCCAACCCTCGAAGAACGTGAGAGCCAGTAATACGGCCGATTTCTGCCCGTCCGTTAACCTCGGCCGGGGTCGGCGCATACGCTTCTTTTTGCGCAATGCTTCGATGCTCATTCCGCAACCTCCTTGCGCCTGCGTTGGATGGCGCGCAGCAGGGTCAGCGACTGGCTGAGGATCATCGACGCCTCGAACGCCAACTGGTTCTCACCCAGGTCGAACAGGTACTGTTCGAGCGAACCTGCAGCGTCATGCACGTCACTGGCCACATCGACGGCGTGCTGCCACTGATCGACCGGATGGAACAATCTTTCCTCCACGGTGTCCTTGTCCGGATCGCACACCGGACAATCGCACTTGCCGGTTTCCGGCTGGCGCGTCTCCTCGTCCAACTCCTTCTCCAACTCAGCCTCTCCTCCCTCAAGCAGCCGCTCCATGAGCTCCTTGAATGACATTCCCTTCGGGATCTCGACGCCGATGGCGTGGATTCCGGTAATCTTGTGTCCTGACATCACTTGTTTTCCTTTCAATGTGATTGGTGATGTTGGTGCCGGCGTGAACCTTGGACAGTGCGACGCCGGCACCTCTTCCTTTTCTCCCGGTTTTGAATCCGGGAAACCCTTATTCGCCGTAGACCAGCTCCTTGCGGCTTATCGCGCACCGCCGGTCCCGGTAGTCGATGACCTCCTGTGGATTCCAAACGAGCCTGCGGCCTACGCGTTTCGGCGCGGGCGGATACCGGCCTCCCCACTTGTCGTGGCACGACCACACGTAGAGACTGCCCTTCGAGACACCAAGGAAGCTCGCCACCTTGGCGATCGGCCAGCCGTCAAGAGACGATTCGATTTGACTACCGGCCATCACGCACCCGCTTCCAAGTCAAGGGGAGTGCAGCCCAGATACTTCTGGATGAGGTACTGCTGGCCCTTGGGCGTGACCTTCGTCGTGAAGTTCAACGACACATGACCATCCGAATGGGCGATCGATGTTTCCTTGACCTCGAACAAACCCAGTTCCATGCTCTTCTGCGTCGGCATGTTCGGATTCCCGTTGCGCTTCATCAGGAAACCGTCCTCACGCAATTGCTTGAACAACCGGTTCTGGCCGGTCTTCACGCCGTTCTGTTTGAGGATCTTCGCCAATTCGCCGATCAGAATGCTCCTCTTGCTCGTGGCCACCGCGTCCGCGAACAACACCTTCGGCTTCTGCTCGTCCAACTGCTTCCGTTGTTCTTCGATGGTCTTCTGCGCGATGAGCACCGCGCGCGCCATCGTCTCCTCCGGGGTCTCGCCCTGGGGAATGTAACCGCCGGTACGACGGATCTGGGGCACTACCTCGTCGAACAGCCAATGCTCGAACTCGACCGCGCTGGTGAGCTTGCTGCTGGCGATGAGGCGGTACACGTCGCCTTCGGTGAGGAACACGGCCTGTTGGGTGCGGCCGAGGCTGTCGGTGATGGGGTAGCGATTCGCGACCCCATCGATATGACGGCAGTGCTTCCTGATTGCGTCGTTGGTGTTGCTGTATCCGAGTGCGGTGGCGACGTGCTTCGCGCAGAACAGCACCGTCCCGTTCCCGGTGGTCACCGTGGCGACCGGGTTGCCCCTGAACTCGAAGGGCTGTACATTGGATTCAGTCATTTTGGACCTTCTTTCAATCTGACATTCGCCGCCGCTCCAATCGGCGGCATTTTTTTGTGGCTAGAATCTGAGCCATGTGGAAATGGCTGGCGGACAACTGGATGGGATTGACGGCGTTGCTGCTGTCCTTCGACGCGGAACGACGCCTGTACCTCTCGACCGATTGGGGAGTGGATAAGACGGATGGGGACGGGTGGATACTGCGCAACAACGGGTGGCTCACCGAACGAGACATTCGGGTGACGCCGACTGGCGGCGCTATCGTCGAATACCGTGGAGCCTCCAAGCTCAAGCGCCATGAGTCCGGCACCGTCATCGTCGCGATGGTCGAGACCTCGAAATCGAGAGACATCCGCGTATCCTCGCGAAGAATCCTGTTCCGGCATTCCCGGATCCTGTCCCTATAGACCCCGGCCCGACATCCACGGGCTCGAGCCCACGGAGACAGAAATCGATGTCTTCCTTGTCGCAGACGACGAGTCCCGTGTATTCGACCCAGCATTTGCCGTCATCAAACACGCGAACCGTCATCGGGTGGCCGTCCAACCATCTGACACGATCCATGTCGATGCTGAGAATACGAATCAGCGCACGGGCCCTCTCACGTTCCGCGCCGCCAAGCCGGTAGGTCCTAACCATCACGCCACCGCCTTTTGATCGTCCAGAATGAACTGGTTGTTGAGGAAGTCGCTGGGCTGATATCCGGTGAAGTTGGCGAAGGCCTCGATGTCCGTGAGGGACAGGTCGACTTTGCCGTTGATTCTGCGTGAGACCACGTCCACCGACTGGCTGGTTTGTTTCGCGTAGTCCGCGACGCTGATTTTCCGTGCGGCCATCACTGCTCTGATTCGAGCCGCCGCTTGTTCGCTGAGCTTTGTCACGGTTGCCTCCTTTTGTGTTCCGTGTTTGAGCGATGGCTACAGTATGCACGCAATTGCGAGCGTATACAAATTACGGCGTGTCGCAATTGCGTGCAACTTAAAGGATTTGCACTACTAAGAAAATTAACGTCGCGCGTGTTCGTGCAATTACGCGCTATTATGAAGCT